AGCCGGTTGAGATAGAACTCAGCCTTGCGTAAGTCTTCAAGCTGCTTCTCCAGGTCAGGATTTTTGAAGCGATGACGATACACATACTTCAACACCTGAGCTTGGTGAAAGTCCAGCTCCAAGCCTTCTATCGCTTCAATGCACTCCATTGGCGATTGTCGATAGTGTTCAGGCTCGTTAACGACATCAGCCATCGTGTGACTCCAGGTATTCACCAATCTCTTTGTGTATGCGGATCGCATCCTTCTGCTCAAAGTGCAGCACAACACTAGTTGAACCTTCGTCCTTACCGAACAGCATCACACGCTGACTACGTGGCTTGTAGCTCACATAGATTTGATCTCCTTCAATGGAGACTACTGTTGGTTGTTTCATGATTCACTCCTGTACTCGTTGATTGCGTTGACTAATGCGGGCAGATCATCCAGCGGGATAGCTAGAAGCCATGGCTTGTTGTTTTGCCTCGTAAGCACAACAGGAATCTCGCTGTATCGCTTATCGCTCTCAGCCTGTTCCATCCACTTGTAGAGCTGCATTCGCTCCTGGCGTTTTACTTCGAAGTGCAAGCCTTCGATGTTGCAACTGATGTCTGCGTCATGATCCGCACCAGAGTACTGCTGACTCCGATGTGCTTCACAACTGAATAGCTTGTTAAGCTCAGCAGCTGCTTCACGTTCACCACGTTTGCCTTTGTCTCTCGATGGCTTACCCATTAGCGTTTAACTCCAAACTGTGCGATGTTGGCTTTGCGTTCGTGCATTTGGTCTATCTTCTGTTCTGTAGAGCCAAGACGCTGGACGGCAGTGACACCCAACGGCAAGTTTTTTTTTGAACCCTGCGACTCTCCATTTGGTCTGGAGTCCAGGAGTCCTGTATTTCTTCAGTCACACGCTTAATCCGTGCATTGATGATTGCTTCAGCCTCATCACCACGAGGGCAGGCGAGTGCTCGCAATTCCTCTTCGGGAGTGTCTTCGTACTTATCCATTGGACTGACGAAGTCTTTCTTTTCGATATAGCGTGAGTGACACAATTCACACACATCTGAGAAAGGCGAGCTTTCCATCATCGAACGCTTACACCATGAGCAGCTTTTCATAGTTCATTCCTTTGAGCTAAATAGTTGTCGTTGACCATCAAACACAATGCGTGTTTGTTTGCGGTGAACAGGTCCGTTTCTGCGTTTAAGCAGGAAGATGTCATATGCATCCTGCGGAGCATCTTCAGCATTGGACTTAGCCCACCAGTAGCCGCATGCAATCCCACATGCGTCTCGCTCAATCCCACCACTGTTAGCAAGATCAGCTAAATGTATTTCGAGTGAATCTCGTTTTTCGACCTCACGACTCAGTTGGCTGAGTGCGATCATCGCTACGTTGTAGTCCCGGCAAAGACCTTTGAGTCGTTTAGACACATCAGTTGTCTGCTCATAGAGACCACCTTTGTTGCTGTTGATTAGCTGGATGTAATCCACACACACCAACTCAATCCCGTACTGTTTAACGTGTGAGATCAGTTCACGCTCACAGTCTTCAATACTGTTTACCAGGCGAAAGTGCGTTGGCGTTGCGGACGTGTAGTACTCATCCAATCGCTGGCGAACAGCGTCTTTGTCTTGCAGCCATTCTTCTTCTGTGCCTCCAACACATGACTGAATGTGTCGTCGCCCAATCTCATAAGCACCCATCTCAGCGGATAGAAACAGCGTCTTCACACCAAGTCGTGCGTTATGGTTGAGCACCTGTAAGGCGAAGGCAGTCTTTCCCATGCCTGGTCTAGCTCCGTACACCCACATCTCACCCTGAGCCATACTGAAGCCAGCTAGATCAAGTGCAGCTACACCAGTACTCATGTAGTTCTGCGTGCCAAGCTTATCCAGAAACTCCAACGAGCAGTCTTTCATCGTGGATTCACGGATGTGACTAACTGGTTTGTCCTGAGCAAACTCATAAGCCTTTTTGACGGTGCCAATAACCCAGTCGTCTCGACTACCTTTTTCGTAGTTGTGTTCGTAACACCAGACACGAATCATCTGTTCGATCTCATGTGTCTGGAACATCCGTTTGACTGCGAGCTTTGCCATGCTCATTACCAGGCTGGATGTTGATCTGTCTTTTAAGTCTGTCGTATCACCTCGCCAACGCATCGATAAGAAGTCATTTGGATTCTGTTTGATAAACGTAGCGATAGATGAGGGAAGGTCACCAGTCACCTGAACCGGCGTCGCTGGCTCTAAACGTGTGTGAAGGCGGGATGCGTACACGTCTAAAAGTTCAGGTGACATGGTGACGATCTTGTCGAGTTGGATTTCTGCCCAATCATCTTCAACGTCTACAAAGTGAGACTTGTTGAAATAGGGATAACGGATGAGGTTGCCGTATCCCTTACCCTTTAAACGTTCCTGTTTGGGGAACACTTCGGTCAGTGGCATATCAAGCTGGTCACTGACGATGCGAAAGAACGCTCTGGGCTTATAGGCTTCTACAGCTTCGCTGAAGAAAATCCAAAGGTGTGCTCCACTATTAGCGGAGTGCTCGACATACACATGGAAGTCCTGTTTAACGAGGTAGTAATACAGGTCTTCCACCTGTTTCTTCCAATCCTCATTCGGATTGCTTTCGTGATTGTCGATATCCACGCAAGCCAACACCACCGTGTTGTCCTTACGCATTGGATAGAATCCGTAACACAATTTGCCGGTACGATGAAACTGATCTAACTCAGTCTCGGTTGGCGGTGACTGCACCACAGGACGAAATGTTGCCCCGTTCTGTTGCACAGCCACCACGTCTTCACGACCGACAAAGTGCTCCAGAATTAGTCCTGACTTCGTTTCCATTGCGGTCCCCGTGATGACTGTTGCTTCTTCGTCCCACCAAAGCTTTCAGGAAATAAATAGGTCTCCTGGTTAAGCCACGTTGCTGCATGCTGCCGATAATCACCGTCGATCAAACGCTCAGGTGGCCATGCCTGGACATACTGCATAGCACGCACATGAAGTAGTTCGTGTGCGCTTTCAAGCCCGTGAATCGCAAAGTGCATTTGCTCATCAATCGCTTTCACTGCCTTGTGGTAAGCCTTGGCAGCGTCGAGCTTTCGAGCCTTACGAGGATAGATATCCCAAAAACTATTGAACTCTTCGGTGTAGAGGTCTTTCGTTTCCTTGCGAGTTCGCTTTTTGCGACTCGACTTTTGCTGGACAAGATGTCCGAGCCGATTGTTGATGCTTTCAAGTAGCATCAGTACATGTTCGTTGTAATTCATCTGCATCCCTGTGAGATAAGAGTAAAAAAAGTGGCGATGTAGTAGATAGGAGGAGGGATCACTACACCGCCACTCAGGTCACGGCAACGAAGCCTACAGGTTAAGAGGTGTTACTCTCTCACCAACCTGCTGTGGAGCCGCTTGCTCAGTGCTGCCGAAAGCATCACCGAACATTGCATCAATCCTTGATGCGTCACTTGTGGCAACAGGTGTTACCGGTCGTGTTTCACGTGGCCGTGAAATGCTCCATCGCTCACGAGCCTGGCCGTCTAAGCCAGTCTCTTGCTTGCACCACATACGGACTTCGCTTCCACGGATGTCCATTGCGTTGTCGCCATCAAGCTGAATCTGCGACGGCTGGCCAGTGAAGCCAATTGACTGAAGGTCTTTGGCGACAAAGCCTTTCGTCTTTTCCGTCAAACTCATCCAGATGGTTCGCTCAACAGCATCACCAACTGCAACATATGTTCCGTCCTTTTCAATCTTGGACAGAACCCGACACTTCAGAACAATCTGAGGTGTGCCGGTTTTGGCATATTCCATGCCCTGGTCGGCTACTTCACCGACATACAAACCTTGAAACTGCATAACTTTACTCCTGTTACGCGACCTATGAAGTTGCACCGAGAGCAGTGGCAAAGTTTTGCCAGGCTGCTTGTGGTGTTTTCCCACACGAGAGTTCGGGAGGAAGTCCGAAGCGATTCTTCGCTACGAAGCTTGCCTGACCCTGGCAATGGATAATACGTTCAGTACCACCTTTGCCTTTTACCTTCAGTCCGTCCTGAGACGTAACTGTTAGGAAGTCCATAAAGAGGATGGCATCACTCCATCGCTCAACAACCGGCCACAATGTTTTGTGGATATCAGGTTGATAGCGGCTGAAGTCCTGACCACTTGGATTAGCAAAGTTGCCAATCTTTACGTGGCCGATGGCAAACACATGCACACCTCTATCTAGTCGCAGTTGATCAAGGTCGTAAAAGAACTTACGCCAGCGATCTGCTGCAATTGTGTAACCTTGGCCGTAAGCAGTGAATCGATTCCAGTCGCCACCATAATCCTGGTCGCAGGTTTCTTTCACACAGCTAACGCTTAGTCCGTTGATCGTGTCGATCACGATGGACTTGTATTTAAGGTCTTTCGTATCACGAAGCTCTTGGACTACGTCCGAGATTTGCGTGAACGTGTTGAGTCCATCCAAGTAACTGACTGGCTCTATTTGTCCACTGGCCATCAAGGTGTTCACACCGTCTTCGGCATGAGTTGTGATGACTAATGGATCAGGAGCTTGGCAGGCAAACGATGTCTTGCCGACTCCAGGAACTCCAAGCACAACCACTCGCATTCCACGAGGGTCAGGTTCAGACTTCACTTGTTCCAGAATTCCCATCTTTGAGTTCCTTCTGCTGTAACCAATATTTCTCCAGTGCATCGTGGACCAGTGATCCATACCTCAATGCGGCTGATTTCTCTCTTGCGGATTTCTCTATCCCAAGCACATACGTGAAGTAGTACTTAGTACGGCAGCTATGGAATGTGCCAATGCGGCTGTGCGACAGATTGAACCTGCCTGACTGCGACGATCCCTTCCTTGGGACCCATGTGTCGCTCTCAGGATGATCAGTGCCAGAACAGATCGTCCAGTAAGGACACGTCGTTCCGTAAGCGAAACAACTGTTCGTGTTCTGATACCAGGCATCAGTCTCTTCTGCTCGCTCTATTTCCTTAGCGACCATCACGAGTTGACGGAAAGCTTCCTTCATCTCATCAACCGTGCGAGTGATTCTCGTCTTTCGACGAAAGTACGCTTCAGGGTTCTCGTTGAGTACATGAAGCACTCGGTAACGATACATCTCAGCGTTCTCTTTCTTCAGCCTGTCACCCCGAAACGCAGTAAGCGTTTCCTGGCTGAGCTCCTTGCCGAAGTATTTCGATTCATCAACGATCTCTCGTTTAGAACCAAACCGTTTGTTTGCTGTACCAGCTGGAATTGCTTTTGGCCGGAGTGAAACTTTGCGAATCACATCCATCCAGGTTTCCTCAACCATTTCACCGTTGAGGTAAGCCAGCAGATGGTACAGGCTGATCTGGCGGTCGAAGCTGGTTTTGGCCAGCTGCGGATGCCAAGGGTTGTCTAGAGCTGAGGCAGTTGTCTTATGCTCTAGATTGATCAGCTTCCCGTTACCATTTCGCAGGAACGTATCGAAACGTCCTGTGAGTGAAAACTTGGTTTCGGGAATCGTTATCTTTTGGGTGGCTTCGACAGACACAACTTCGTATTTGTCGTTGTTGTAGTAACTGTCGTACACTTCCAGCAGGGCAGAGGCAGAAGCGACCTCAAAAGGATCACTGCCTGCTATCTTGCAACCGTTTAGGTGGTCTAAGCCTGCCTGAAGCGGTTCATACACATGTGGCATGTCTATTTCTCCGGAAGTTCGCCGTTTCGGTCTTTTAACCATGCGTTGAATGCTTCATTGGTCGTGTATTTGGTTGAGCCAGGCTTTACATAGGGAAGCCCGTGATACTCAGTCCAACGATCTACCGTTGTCGGTGTCACGTCGAATCTCTCTGCATACACTTGCAGAGTGTTGTATTTGTCGATGGCGACATCAAAATCCCACTTCATTGCGATTCCTTTCATAATTCACCAGCGACGGACTAATTCTACAGTGTAAAAAAGTCGATATAACCTTTATTAAATTAATAAGATGTAAATTGACAGCGCAGAGCGGATAACGTAGATTTACGTAGATATGAAGTAGGCCCACAGCCAACATGACATTGGAAAAATGAAATGAGCGACAGCAAAATCAGCAACAAGAAGTACACCGTAAATACTTACGAGTGGACTGGTGAGGAAATCCATTTCCTCGGTAAGTACCTGGAAGCTCAGGCTGACATCCTGAAGACCGCTGGTGGTCGCTGGGCTACACACGGTCACGGCAACAAGATCGAGATACCGAACCTGAGTGTGCTCGCTAACTCGCTTGAGAGTGTCGGCAAGGTTGCTTGGGATATGAGGTGTTCGGTCAATCTAGAACTCGGCAAGCAAGCAGACACAAAAGAGCGTGACAAGGCTATCAAGCAGATTCGCAAATGGGAAAATCTGATTGCCGAAGAGGATGATGAGGATGTTCTTCAAGCTTACGAGATTGCCTTAGCTAAAGCCCAAGTTCGGCTAGATGAGGTGCTTAAACCTAAGCCAGATCCCAACGCAGAACATGTGTCGTTTGCTGACAGCGAAGACAATATGCTGCGTGAAAAAGATCCGCTTAGCAAGCTTTATGAAGATGAAACGCTTACTGGGCTTGAGGCAGACTTAATTCACCCTGTTGTGCGTTACATGATGCGAGCTAACAGTATTGAGCATGTGTTCGAAGCATTGAATTTACCATGGTCAAGAGTGGCTCACGGTCAGTCTAAACCGGACGCAGATATCTTGCGTTGGGCATTCGCACGATTTGGTTATCGCTGGCGTACTAGCGATGACAAGACACGCTTCGACATGCCGGTTGAGCGTTATGCGTTTAGCAAGTCCCGTGAAAGAATTAAGGACCTACGAGCTGCTGCTAACCGATGGGATAAACCTTTTGAAATTAAGTTGCTCAAAGAAGATGGTCGAGGCAAGGCTCAAAAATCATCAGATTTAACATTGCGAGACACTCTGGATGATCTCCTTACTACTAGTTCTTTAGCGTTTGAAGCAGCACAAAAGAATAACACTCCAGCTCTTTGGTTGAATAGCTTAGCCGCTTTGTTAGGGTATTTTCCCAGCATGGTTCCGCAGGGAATCTGGTATTGTGTCACGAGTCGTGCAGCAACCGGGTACAACTCTGATCTATCTCGGACACTGCGAGAACTGGCTGAGAAAAGAGTTGATGGTGCAGTGTCTTGGGATATTGGCTGCGAGGCATTGCAAAAAGCGTACTACTTACGTGATTGCAGGATTCCTGAAAACGACTTTCTCTCTCCCGACTTAGGCACATTTATCAACCTTATGTCAGTAATCTTGTGTCGCTGGACAGCTGATGTTGAATTAACGATAGCTGAAAAAGTGTATCAGAACCCTACAACTGGAATAGAGCAAGTCGTTCGCTGGGAGTTTCCACCGAACAACCCTGTTGTTGCTTATAAGGACGAATACATGCCTGGATACGAAGAGGAAGCAGATCGCATCATCCCGATTCTTAATTATCCTCAAGACGATGAGCATAAGTTTCTTGGGGGCAAACCATGGTTTCCTATGCTACCTGAAAACATGTTCGTCGAACTAGATCGACGTAGGTTTGAGGCGTAACGATTCCCTTTAGCCTATACCAAAGCTTAACCAATGCGGTCTTTGCAAGTCCGTTACTCACCGTTTAACTCAGGTCACTTCCGCTTATGAAACTATGGCTAATCGACCAGGACGCATCGTTTGTTGCAGCATCGAATAGCTGCGCGTTGCCTGGATTTCACAGTTGTGATTATCGTTGGCCTCATGACATGTGTCTGTCACTACTCAACGATCCTGAAGCTGATGGTCGTGGGATTTCTCTCCCTCAGCCTAATGTTTATTCAGCATTCTTTTGCGGTCAGGAGAACAACGCTGCACCAAGGAACCTGTTGGATTTGTGTCTGACAAACCCATGACCAGCTAAATTTTTAGCACACTTTTCCCTGACTTCTAGAGTCTTTCTGGTCAGAATTCCTAAAAAAGTACGATGTAGAGTTAAGATTTAGGGCAAATTAAGCCGATAAATAAAGTGTAAAGTATTTTGCCCGATTTCAAAGAATTGTTTTGACATCGTAGAATTTTATGCTAAAATCTATAAAAGACAGCAACGGGCTGGGAGCCAACAGGGCTCAGATGTTAAGTAGGTTACGGTAAAGGAATTTCAAATGATAGTTTTCTTAGTTCAAGTTTGTATGTTCATTTTTGTTTGTCAGTTATTCATCATTATGCTTCGGCTCTGCTTTCAGCCTGGCGTTGCTTCGGGTGTTTGGAATGCCTTCTTGGAATTAGACGACGATCTTGATGAAGATGAAGAATACATGTTCTTCCATATGCGTTAAAAAATTTTGTTTGTTTGGTTCAGAAAAGTACATTGTAAAAAGGTTGGTTATGGAATTCATTATTACGGTTTTGGTAAACATCGCAGGTTTCATGCTTGTGGCCAGTTTCTTTAACGTCCTCTTTTCAAAAGAGACTTGGTGTGGAGATGACGACTATGAGATGTCTGCTGAAGAGCAGGAAGCTTTCCACTACGAGTTCTTCCACAGGAGATAGAGATATGAGCGTAAAACCAAAGAAGGTTATCGCAACCATTTACCGGGACGGTCAGGAAATACGGACTGTCTTCTACACAAACTCAGATAGATACGATGTCAATAAGATTGGAAACACCTTTTGGTTCTGCACCAAAATGAACAACTACAAGATGCACGACATCGAACCGGTTATATAAAGAAAGGGCAAATGAATGATCGAAGTAGCAAATGTAATAGCTCAGCAAGTGGGCTTAGTAATCCTGGCACTAGTTGTGTTTGGCGAAGGCGAGTAGCCGCTTTTTATTTAATTTTATATTCCAAAAATCTACATCGTAAAAAAGGAGTCACTATGAATTGGAAGGAAGTACAAATCAGAACCCGTTGCCAGGGACAAGTGGCTCAGGTGATAGATGGTCTGAGGGAAAAGAAGGTCAGTCCGCAGGACATTGGCGTGCAGAACGTGCAATTAAAGAAGTGGAGTGAAGGTAAGAGTGGGATAGGACTGTTTAGGTTTGCGGAGTTAGCAGATGCAGCAGGCTACAAGATTGTACTAAGGAAGAGCACACACAAATGAGTATGAAGCAAATAGTAGAAGAAACACGTGCCAGAGCCTCTGAAGCCATGTTCAGAGATGCTCAGACGGCTTCCAGAGTCAGACACATGGCGGTTGGAAAGTCTAAGCGAAAAGCAGGGAAGATCAAGTTTGTGAAGATCGTAGAAGCAGTGAAGCTGAACCCTGTCGCATACAGAGTAGGTATCGACGACTACAACCATGTCGGCCTGGAAGTCGTCTACGGTCCTGGTGGATCGTTGCACATAACACATGAATTAGCGAGTCAAATTCGCGCGATTATCGAGGCTGGTCGCTGTTATGCAGCCTCAACAACAAATGACCATGGAGGTGTGCTATGAGTCGTTTTAATTGTGGAGATATGGTGGTGTTCACCTATCTCAAAGGTGCTAATTCCTCGATTGAGGATGGTTACCTGTTGTCGGATTACTCTGACAACGAAGAAAGCTACCGTGGCGAGGTAGTGGAGGTTCGTGACATTGTGTCTCAACCTCTTTCGAAGAAGACTTGGCGGTCTACTTCGATAAAGGGACCAAGGTCTCGCCGACTGGTTACCGTTCGTCTTCCTGACGGTAGTCACAAGTCCTTCTATGAAGGACGTGTGGTCTCTGCAACTAAGTTGGATGGCTCGTTCATCCAGACCTTATCAGTTCTGGGACTGACACAAGGTGAGCTTAACTAAGCTCCTTGGTTGTGTGGGGTCTGCCGCTTTTTAGCGGCATGACTCCTCACTTTTCCTTATGATTTATTTATGTTGTTCGTTTAGAGGAAACGTATATGACGATATCGAAAGATGTACTTTACCAGGCTGCACAGCTGGTAGATGCTGGTGTGATACCAGCAGAAGCTTCCCGAATGCTCGGGATTAGCGTTCCTTCAGTCATCAAGGGCTGTAAGGAATACAACGTTGACCATACTAAAGCAAAGCTTGGTCGCAAGAAGAAGTTCGAACCTGCTCTCGTAGAGAAGCTTAAAGTACTCAAGCGTAAGGGAATGTACGCTAAAGAGATTGCTGAGCAGATTAACACTACGACTGACTGGACTATTACCGAAAGTCAGGTTCGCAGTTTAACAACCGATGTAAAACGTGGTAAACGTTCTACCGTTAAGCCAGGAAAGTTCGTGAAGGAAAGGCAGCCTAAGCCTCCTTCCGAGCGTGACCTAAACGTCTTCAGGATGTGGTGTGAATATAAAACACTCCGAGAGGTCGGTGAAGCGTTCGATGTTTCTCATGAACGCATTCGCCAGATTCTTGCCAAACTGAGACTTTACCACGGCATGGAGCGTCCTCCTAAGCCACGCACAATTGTTGTTTGTGAATATTGTGGTGTTGAGTACGAGCAGGAGACTCGTCCTGGTAGTAACTATTGCGGTACACCCTGTGCTCACCGTTCTACAGGTCTTAAAAATCAGAAGGTTGATTCTAAGTGGAGTCGAGTTGGTGGAATTACGCTGACCTGTGCTTACTGTAAGAAGACGTTTTGGAAGTCTAATTACGAAAACACACAGATGAAACTTAAGTATGAGCGGGAAGGGCGTTCCGCTCCTAAGAACCGATTCTGTTCCAGAGCCTGTAACATCCACTTTCGCCACCAAAAGCCAGGTGAGGAAGAGCAGGGCAATGATTGACTTCGATGGAGATGGTGATTTTGATGCCCTCGACTACATCCTTTTAGAGGAACTTGAACGTGAAGATGATCTGGTTGCTGATGGTAGTGGCTGTTTTAACTCACTGCTACTGATGGTAACAGCGTCGTGGATTGTGTATGAATTGGCCGATTGGCCTGTTTAAAAATTTGATGAATGAGTAAGCTAGATGACGATTTTCAAACCCCTAGATGGAGTCCCGATCTCGAAGAAGATTCTTCTCACGAAGGAAGAAGCAGCTGAAATGCTTTCGATGTCGGTCTCTAAGATCAATCGCTTAATGAGCGAAGAAGCGATTCCCGTGAAGCGTATCGGTGGCCTGGTTAGGTTTCATCGTGACCAGTTAAACGGATGGGCTTTGAACCTTGATAACGCAAAAGGAGAGAGTGATGGCGAGTAAGACACATATTGTTCCACAAGTCGGTCCAAACGGAGTCTGTAAAACACTTCGTTTGCGCTATCAACTGAATGGTAGAAAACCAGCAATCAGTCTCGGCAAAGTCTCTATGAAGTTAGCTAGGCAGTTCCAGCGATACTTTGAGCAACTGCTTGAGTATCACTCGGTCGGAGCAGCAATACCTCCTGATTTGATCAAAGAGGCTGATCGCTTAGATGCAAAAATCCGAGATCAACTCATTGAAAAAGGCATGTTGCCGGTTGGACTTGGCGGCACTCTCAATGAGTTTGTGTCTGACTACATCGACAGCCGACGCAACGTAAAGGAAGCCACTAAACGAAAGTGGCGAAACGAACACGAACGCCTGATCCGATATTTCGGCATACACAAGAAGCTCAATGAAGTGACAGAGCAGGACGCTGACCTTTATCGTGAGCACCTTCAGCTCGAAGGTAGCCTAGAGACTGTAGACAAAGGTCTGTCGGATGCCGCTGTTAACCGCTGCTGTGGTACAGCCAGCCAGTTCTTCAAAGCCGCAATCAAGAAACGCCTTCTAGCCACTAATCCGTTTGAAGACATCGAAACAAAGAATCTCGCCAATGAAGCTAACTTCCACTTCGTCTCAGTCGAAGAGTTCGATAAGTGGATTGAGTGTGTACCAA